CCGCAAATTGATTCGCCGGAGCATTTGTGCCATAATAGCGAGCTCCCGGACAGTTAGCTCAGGGGTAGAGCACCGCCTTCACACGGCGGGGGTCACTGGTTCAATCCCAGTACTGTCCACCAGAATTTTAGCTATATAAAACAAGGGCTTAAGAACTCTGTAGTGTCTAGAAGAAGGCGCGATACAGACGACTTAAGCCCTTGTTTTTATTCAGTCTCCGCCGAACCAATTAGACAGATTCGGCGCGTGTCTCTTGCAGTTTTCTACAGTTCTTCGTTGTAATTCTTCGGGGGTGTGCCGCTTGGTGTCTTTATGTCCTGCGGTTCCAGTAGAAACTCTGCTTCGTCATCGTCGTCCCCGTTGCTTGCCTTCAGGTCAACCAAACTTACCAGCGCTTTCATCACCACTTCGACAGCTGCAAGATCCGCGGGCTTGGAAACACGTTTTGCCAGCATGTGCGAATAAATCTCTAGCTGTTTGGCTGCTTCTGTCCGCGTACATGTGAACGGCTTCGCTTCAAACATAAGGTAAGTATCTATGTCTGCCGCCTTCCAATTTTCTCTTGGGGCGTTCTGACACGAGAACTTACTGCTACTGTCCACGAAATAGCTGGGCCACTGCTCGTCTGTTGACTCATTGACGGAGCGGTACTTGGGTGTGAATGGGGCAGTGACCTTGTACACCGACCTATACTTGGCCGGGCCGCCCATCGCGGGTCGGGCGGGCGGAAGCTCCGCTACAGCTTGAGAAAGCAGGTGCACAATTTCCGCATTCAAGCTGCGGCCTGATTTCTTGGCCGATTCCTCGAGCTGATTTTTTAGCTCCACCGGCATCCGAATGTTTACCTGGGGATCGCTTCTCGCCATTGTCGTCTTTCAAAAATTGCTTGCGTTCCGTGCTACTACGGTGCTACCTTATCGGCTCACTAGCACGGTACTACTACGTGAATCATAACACGATAGCGCATTATGCATATGAAAAACGATAACTCTGGCAACGGCATCGGATGCGGGCAAATACAGTACCGACGCGGGGTAGCTATCCGAGTGGATCCTGAAGAACTTGCTGACTATCTCGAGACACGCAAGGCACAGCTTCGGGCGTTGGTACGTATCACAAACGGGGAGGCGTTTGCCCTGTACAACCAGGAAATCCAATCCGATGTCCGCAGTTTGCTGACTGACCTGGTCGACGAGGTGACTGCATTGATTCCGGTTGCTATCGAAGAAGCAAGAACGCAGTCGCTGACGGCCTCGTTCAGCGCGGATGGTAGGTTTTGCAACGCTCCCAAACATTAGCTAGCGCGGCCCAGTCCTCGTCGGATGCGTATTCCACAGGGGGCCAGTGCGGCCAGTTCAAGATCGGCGGTCGCTTCGGATTTGCGAAGGGCCGTGGGGCGGTGTTGCGTTGAAACGCCGACGTGGAATTTTTGCGGTCTCGCTCGATCTTTTCCACATCAATTTGCAATTCCTCAGCAGATTCCCATACCGGCTCCCATAGCTCAACTATGTATTGGACGTCTGCATAATCAAGCGGCATCTTCCATTTGGAGAGATGCCATTTTCCGCTGATCTGGTAGCGGATTGTGTAACAGGTAACAGTTTTCATGGCTGAATATACTGTATAAAAACACAGTATATTCAGCAGTCAGACGGATGCCAAGATGTCTATCCGGCAACTGTAGTGTCCGCTGGCTTTTCGTAGTGGAGCCAGCCGAACAATCGCACACCCAGCCACATCGGGCCGCGGCGCCAGCCGGCTACACCTTCCGCTTTCATCGCCTCGCAGAACACATCATCAGCCTGCTTGCGCGTGACCTTGCCGCCGGAATAGAGAAAGTCATGGATGACCGCCGCCTCGTTCGAAACACCGCCGAAGAGCAGATAGGCAAGCGGCAAGCGCGGTACGCTGGCCAGATCCGTAATGAAGCCTTCCGGCACGGTGACACGTCGGCCCAGCACATCGGAGTCGTAGACGAAAGGGGCCAGCACCCGGCGCTCCGGCTTACCAGGCGCAACGGACTCCAAGCGCAACGGGGAAAGGTAGCGCGCTGTCACCCTTCCTCCATCATCTTGGCCAGTCGCTCGGATCGCGCGCCAACCTGCTTCGCCCAGGCGGAGTCGCGCATGCCGCGCGCGGCGGCGCGGTAATCACCGCGCTGCATCGATGCCAATGTGTTTCGGAACGACAGCAGGCCTTTGGTCGAATTGCCGATGCCCATGTTGAAGCACATATTTGCAAGCACCCGCTGCCGGCGCTCGGACATAGTCCGCCACCAGGGCAGGGCCGCGTCGAGCTGGGCGCAGACCCGGTCGATGTCATTCTTTAGCAGGTAGCGCGCTTCGTCCGGGCTGATGCCGACGTCATCGAGGTTACGGCCAATCCCGATGGTCAGCTTGCCGGCGGTGCAGTGGTATGGCTTGAGCTTCAGTGCCTCATCGGTGATGAGCTCAGTAGTGAGGTTTTCAATGTTCATGGTTTCACCTTGCTGAGCATCTCGTTGTAAGCCTTGATCGAGGCTTGGTTTTTACTGATGTGCGAAATTTCCTTCTTGATCTCATCCATTCCGTCAAAGAGCTTGGTGAAGGTCTTTTCCAATTCAATTTTCTGCACATAGTTTTCAGCCAGCTTCAAGTTGAGTGCAGTGATCTGCTCCTGCTGGCTGCGAACCATTCCCCACATCGTCTTCACCCACCACGCTACGCCGGTGCCGGCAATGCCGATAAGAATGTTGATTATCTGTTGTTCGTTCATGGCTAGCCTTATGTCGGAAGCGGCCACAACTCGGCTTGTTTCTGGCCAGCCAAGGCGAGGGCTTGGGTGAGTTCAGCGAGGGTCACTTCGGTGACGGTGTTGTCCGCGAGCGTCCAGGTAGCAGTGGCCAAGCCGGTGGCTTGAGCGATGAGGATTGCCCGCGCCATGCGAGTTTGAGAATCTTCGTCACCATCGAAAGTTTTGTCGCCCACAGCGACGACGATCGCGGCCACTGCGGCGGCGCGGATTGCCTTCAGTTCTTCTCTGGTCGGAGGAGCAGGTGGCGGGTCGCTAAAAGACACCCCGTTCCACAGATCGCCGATCTTGCCGCCGCGTGATGCGTCAACAAGGTTCGGCATGAAATCGAGTGATTCAACTTCAATCGTGTTGATGATCCGGCCGTTTTCAATGACGTGTGCTTTCATCGCAACTCCTATCAAATGATTCCCGTGATGGTGAGTTGACCGGAGCCACCGTTTCCGCCATTTCCGCCTTTGCCGCCGGCTTTCGCAGGAGGATTCCCTGTACCGGCGCCGGAACCGCCAGAGCCACCGCCGCCGCCTTGGCCAATGTCACCGGCTGTTCCATCATTTCCGTCAAGGCCGGCGGTACTTGCCGGGCCAAGTTTCGCCGCACCGCCGGCAGGGGCTGTAGGGGCTGCGCTAGAAGGGGCGCCGTTCCCGCCGGCTCCGCCAGTGCCGCCTGACCCACTGCCAAGCGCGCCGTTGGACCCATTAGCGCCCGCAGTGTTGGGGCACGTAATAGCCGTCTTGGAGTCAATAGACGAAGATGTCGTAGACCCGCTCGCAGTGTTGCCGCTGCCTGCTGTGGAGTTGTTCGTGCTGCCTGTTCCACCATTGCCATTTGCACTACCGCCCAGCGCTGTAAGATACGCCGCGCTTGTGGATAGACCGAACGTCGTCGCTCCTCCAGAGGTGCCGCTCCCACCTGTTGCACCAGTTCCGTTACTGGCAGTGCCGTTACCGCCAGTGCCCCCAGTGCCCCCCGATCCAACGGTATAGGTCACGGTGGCAGGCATCAGATCTGCTTCGACAGTCTTCATCGAAGTTACGCCGCACATCCCCCCGGGGCCGCCGCCGCCGCCTGCGCTTGGGTTGAACTGGTCGGAATTGCCAGATGCGCCGCCGCCGCCGCTACCGCCTGCCCCGGCGCCGATCGCCTTGATAGTGAATGCAAGATACCCGGGAGGCTTGATGAAAGTCCCACTGATGGTTCCGGTAAGTTTGAACGCGTTGATAACGACGGAACGCAAGGCGGTACCATCGCATTGGATCAATCGCATCTCACCAGAGTACATGACGAATGACGTCATACCGTCGATCGTTTCACTACCGTTAGGATCGAGCGTAACGCTGCCTGAACCGCTATTACGCAGCCAGCAGTACCAACCGTCGCCCAGCGTCGCTGCGGAAGCGAACGTCTGCGTAAAAGTGCCGCTGGTGATGTCAATCAGATTAGTGCGGTTTGCCGCAACTATTTGCGTATTGGCCGTTCTCGCGACATGAACCACCGACGACTGGATATCATCCAGAAGCGCGAGGGTGCCGCTCTTGTCGGGGGCGTTAAACGAGCGGGATTGCCCTGCTGAAATGCCAGATAACTGGAATGTCAGCTTCTTGGTGGAATCGACTTCATCCGTGATTTCGAATTTGTTATCACGGAATGTCTGCATCCCGGTCCAAGTATTCGATTGTGCCAGCGATGTGCCGCCCCAACCGATAACCGTCCACTTGTCCGGGTTGGTATCTGTGTCAGGTACAAGGGTGACGCCGCTAACCGCGCCTAGTATTGAGGCCGTCGTCCCGTCGTCGAACAAATCTGCACCGCCACGATTCAGCGTGATCGTGTTCGCGTCCGATGTCGCCTTTTTAACGCCGACAGTATAGGGAAGGGAAAGCCCTGAGATTGTGGGCAAGTTCACCACCACGTTTCCGGCAGACGTGTCGATATTAAGCAGACAGCCTGATGTTGCTTGGCTTATGGTGTACGGGCTATTGGCAGCTGACAGAAACAAGACATCCCGGAAGCCAATCGACGCGACTGCTGTAGCGGCGGCTGTAGCCTGAGCAATTGCGATATTCGCTTGCGCAGTGGCAGTGGATGCGCCTTCGGTTGCTACTTCCGCTCCAGCAGTAGCGGCGGATTCAGCGGATGTCGCGGTGGCCACGGCGGTGTTCAACGCAAGCAGCAGGTCTTGCAAGTTCGTGATCGAGTCTGCTACGGACACCTTCAATGCGCGGCCAGATTCTTCCGACAACTGCTGCACGAGCATCGTCAGCTTATCCAAGGCGGCTTCCACCACGCGGGGGTAGAAGCCGCCCTGATTAGGAATCGAGGTTCCTTGTGTCGCTGTGACGTTGCGAAGGATGGTGATCTGCTGGCCGTTCGCCGGGGCAGACAGTATCGTTACGTTTCCGCCGGGGGACGCGCTTTGGTCAGCGTTGACCGCGACTGTGTAGTCCGCGCCGGACGTCAGTGTTGTGTCGACAGCCGTGCCGTTGGTCGTGACGGTACGGACCACCTTGATGTCGGCGGCCTGCTGCACCTTGAAGGCGAATGCAAAGACAGTGGTCACGCCGTTGCCGGCGTACGGTCCGCTTTTGCTGGTTGAACTTGCTACGGTCATGGTTGCGTACCCCTCGGTTGCCAGCAGTATCCAGCAGGCCGAGGGATGTACCCGCACCGCTTAGCGGGGCTCCTGGTACCCGAAGACGATAGCCCCCGGATTCTCTGTCTTGCCCTCAATCAGCGCCTTGGTGCCTGTGATGGTCCGGTTGGCCTGCGCCGCCGGTAGGCCGAACGCGCCGCCGATCACATTGACAACAGCCTTGCGGAAGGCGTCGTCGAACTCGCCCTGATGCACCTGCTTGGCCAACCCGCCGGCGTCCGACACGATCCGCAGGCCGGCGGGGCCGGTATAGTCACGGCCCATGTCGTTGGCCCCGGCCACGGTCTTGGCGGCGTCGCCGAACTCACGCACCACCACCATGAGGCCCATCAGGTAATCAATTTGATTCGCAAGCAGTTTCTTCGCGATCTTTTCGAAGTCGTCGTCCCCGGAGTCGCCCGGAGTCAGCGCGTTCTTCAAGAAGTAGCCCAGCACGGCCGGCACCACGTAGAGCAGGGCGTAATCCGCAGCCAGCTTGGCCTTCTTGGCCGGCGTGTCGGCCGTCATGGTCTGCGCAGCGCCCAGATTCAAGGCGGTGTTCATGAAGGAATAGAACACGGTGAAAAGTTTCTGGGCCGGGCCGCCACGCTCGATAGACGATAGGTCTTTCGTCTGCCCGCCGCCTTGCGCGTCGATGACAGCCTGGTCGGCCAGCGCAACCGAGCGGTCTTCGTCGTTGCCGGCGGCGATGGCTTTTTCGTAAGCCCCCCACCAGGTTGGCATGTCGACCATCTGTTGGCAGCGCATCATCAGGAAATACGCGTAGCGGCCAGTCAGTTCCTTGAAGGCAGATTCATCCTGCACGCGATTGCGCAACTCGTTCAGTTCACGGAAGCGGGTGCGCGCACGGTTCGCCATGAAATCCGACTTACCATTGATTTCCCGGGCAAGCTCTACCGGACTGGCAATGTATCGGGCGATGCCGCCGCCGATCCACGATGCGCCGACGCGCACGATGGACTGCGTAATGCCTAGCGGCTGGATAACTGCGCTCATGACGTTGAAGCCCAAGCCGGCAGCGCTGACGCCCTGACGCAGGCGGGACAGGGCCAGATCGACCGCGGCGTCCGAACCTTTGTCGCCCTCGGCGATATCCGCCACCCAGCTCTTGAATTGCTGCTTTGCCTCGGGGCCGTAGTGTTCACGGATCGCGCTGTCGATCGTCTTGGAGCGCAGCAACCGGTTCACGTCCACAAGCCACTCGTGCCAGGCGAGGTCATGGATTACATCGTTGACGCCGGAATACAGGCCGGCCAGCGAGTAGAGCAAGGGGCGGCCGTGCACTTCCTCGGCGCGCGACTTCGTAAAGCTGCGGCGCGTCGTCGCTGTGGTGTATGCACCCTGAAGCTGCCGCTTCGCGCTTTCGGCGTCCGCGTGCTCCTCGGCGCGTTGGCTTGCCGCCGGGTCGTACTTGACCGGGTAATAGCCTCCGCGCATATTGAGTGTCTGGCCATCTGCCGTCGTCACGGTGAAAGGCGTCGGCGCCACCCACTCAGGTTCCTTGCCGTAAACGCGGCGCTCCTTCGCTGCGATCTGTGGGCGGTAGCTTTCGAAGTGGTCCCAGACAGCTTGCACAGCCTGCCATTCTTGCGCGGTCAGGGATTGCAGCACCGGCATGACCTGCTGCACGTTCCAGTTCTCACCGCCCAACAGGCGCTGCAGGTTGCCCTCGTTGCCGACGTTCAGGGCGATGGCTAGGCGTGCCTCACGGTTCAGGCTGCGGCCAATGCCTGCAAAAAACTGCCCATTGCCGCCCATCTTGCCCAAGGCGAAGACCGGCGCCAAAACCTCGGACAGGCGGGTGGTCGCCTCGGCTCGCATTGTGGTTTCCATGTCGCCGCGCTCGTTGGCGTTGCGCACGAAGTATTCCCAGACCGGGCCGCCGTCGTTGCCGCCGTCCATGACCCGCGCCCATGTGGCCACCTTGATGTGGGCAGACCAAAAGCGCTTGAGGCTCTGCGCGGCGCGTCCCATATTCGTGGTCGGCGTGCGGGTGTCAGCAGTCCGGCCCTGCGCATGCTGTTCGATGCTCGCGGCAATCTCATCGCGCACGGCTTCATAGGCGCGCTGGTCGGCCGCCGTCAGCAGGCGGTGCTTCAGCTTGCCCAGGTGCTCGATCTGCTTGACGGTATCGAGCAAGCCGCGGAACTCTTCCACGGTCATGTCGCGGTAGGACTTGCGGAATGCTTCGTTCGCCAGTTCTGCCGGGATATCCGGCTCCAGCCCGGCGTCGCGTTGTGCGCTGATCCAGTCGGCCAGTGCGGTGCGCTTGTCAATCGCTTTCAGGCTCTGGCCCTTGCGCAAGTCGAAGCGCTCCAGTAGTGCGTGAATCTGGTCGAGGTAATCGACGTCCAAGGACCGGCGCGCCGAGTCGCTGTCGAATTTCTTCAGATAGTCCACCCCGCGGCTGACCTCGTCCTGCGTGTCATAGGCGGCGCGAGTAGCGTACAAGTTGATTAGCTGGTTGCGCTTTTCCGCCGCAGCTTGGACGAGGTCGCCGGCGGCGCTGGCTTTCTCGGCCGCTTTCGCAGCGCGGGCTTCCGCGTTGGCGTACTGGCCGGGCCGGATGTCACGGACCTTGAGGCGGGAAATCATCACGCGCGCGAATTCCTTAGCCGCTGCCGGCAGAATCGGGCGGGTGATCGGGCGTCCGTTCTTATCGGTCCGGCCGGTGGCTTCACGCTGGCCCACGGCCTTGGCCAAGGCATTGGCTTCGGTCGCCAGCATACGGGCGCGCACATCGTTGTGGATCGCGCTGTCGGCGGCGCGCTCGATCGCTTCGGGCGTGGACAGTTCGCCGAACTGCTCGAGCATGCGCACGTCGGTCAGGGCCTCTATTTCGGCGGCTGGGGTTTCGACTTCCAGCAGTTTGCGCACCAGTTCATCGCCGGATGTGAAACCGAACATCTCGGCGACCATGTCGGGCGCCAGACCGTCCTCGGCTGTCATGCGCTGGTCGTTCAGTCGTTTCCAGTCGAGCAACGCATATTTGTCAAACTTGCCGTCGGCGTGGCCCCCGTATGTCTCGGCCAGTGCGGTGCGATTCAGCTTGCCGGCGACGGAGCTGTCTTCTTCCTTGCTCGTGAGGAATTGCCATGCTTGATAGATCGGCTGGCTCATCACCTCGCGACGGACTTCCATCTGGACTTGGGCGCGCTTCTCGGCGGCCTCATTCTGCAGTTGCTTGATGACTCGGCCGCGCGCGTTGTGCATCCACTGCATGTCACGCAGGCCGCGCGCCTGCAGATCCTGAACGGCTTCGTTGGTGGCGTCGGCGCCGAGTGCTTGGTAGGCGGCGAATTCTTGCGGGGTCATGCCAGCCTGATCGGGCGCGGTGAACAGCGGCATCATGCTGCGCGCTTTTTCCGAAAGCGCGATTTGGTCATTGGTCGCCAGCATGCGGTCGAACACGGCACGCACCTCGTCGTTCAGTTCGACCCGGAGGTTCTTCAGTTCGCGGTACACCGCCAGCATCCAGGCGCGGAAGCGCTGGAACAGCGTTTGCAACTCGATACTGGGGGCTTTGCCTTCGAACAGGTATGCCTCGAAGCCGCGGGCGAACTGCTCGTGATAGGCGCGCTTTTCCTCGAAATCGAGGGTGTGCCAGTCGGTCAGGTTCTTGACACCGAACCAGCCGAGCAGGGCGTCCATGTCGGACAGCACCTGCCGTTCGCTTTCGTTCAGAGTCTCGATGCCGAAAATCTGCGCTTCCTTTTGGAGCTGCGCTGCGATGCCGGTCTGCACCTCCAGGAAGAAGTGGCCGGATTCGTGCAGGAAGGTAGACAGGTCGGCATTCTTCAGCAGGGTGATGAGCAGGTTCGACGGGTCGAAGCTGCCGCGCGCTGTCTGCTGCTTGGACTGGAACAGGACCGCTTCTTCGGTTTCAATCTTGGTCTTCTTGCCGCCCTTGGTTGCCTTTTGCTTCGGTGCTTCGGGTTCAGGGAAGCTGACGCCAAGCGCAGAAAGGTATGCGCGGGCCTCGTCGGCACTGGCAAGTCGGTCAGTGATTCGGTCGACAAGCTGTTGGCCGGTAAAGCGTTCGTCCGCTCGGTCAGGGTCGCCGATGTATTCCGGGTTGTTCCAGGCCTCGGCGCGCAGGCGTTTGATTTCATTGCGTAGCGCACGGCGCACGTCATCCGGCTGCATCGAAAGAGCGCTGCGCATATCCAGCGTGACGTCACCCATCTGGGCAAACGTCATGCCGCCGGCGATACCCTCGGCGCTGATGCGCAGCGGATACTGCGCGTAGAGCTCTTGCGGACTGATGCCCAGCTTGGCCGACATGACGGAATAGAAATTGCCGACCATGGCGGCATAGGCGTCATTGACCTGCGGCGTGAAGCGCGCCGCGGTGTCCAGTTGGGTCTTGATATTGCCGCGCACCACTTCAGCCGATTCCTTGAAGGCGTCGTCGCCTTGCTTCTCGGCCAGTGCTCGTTCCACTTCCGCCTGCAGTTCCTGCGCGCCGGATTGCATGTACTGCTGCGCCTCGGCGCGGCTGAAGCCGTCCGGGTCGGTTTTCAGGTGATCCAGCAAGCCCTGTGCGTATTCAGTCGGCGCGATGCGCGCGGCATATTCTTCTACCGGAATGGCGATCTGCCCGCCGATTTCCGCTGCCTGTATCAACTGCTCCGCCACGGCGGGCGACAGCGCAGCCACCTGGTCGGCGATGCCGGATTGCATCAGGGTCTGGGCGTCGATAAAGACGCGTTCGACCGGGCTGTCTTCGGCCGCTTTTGCCACAAACTGCTCGAAGGTGTCGGGGTCGCGCTGTAGCACCTTGCTGGTTGCGGCGAACTCAGTCAGGCGTGCCAGTGCCTCGGCGCCCAGCTCAGCCTGCTGTGCCTGCTGTTCGCGGCCGGCGGCGACATTCATGACCGTATCAATGCCCTTGAGCACGGACACCTGACCGCCCACGCCTACCAGCGTGGCGATCAAGGTCTGGGCGGCTGCGCTTGGGCGCTCGCTCAGGTAATCCGTAAATGGTTTCTCGGGGTTGATGACCGCCCATTCGTTCAGGTCCTGCAGCACGGTGGCGATCTGCTCACCCGGCACTTCGCTGGCCACCTGATGGCCGAGCATCTTCCAGAATGGCGCGCCGGCCTTCAGATCCTTGAGCAACCAAGCCATCGGCAGCTTTTCGGTCGCGTATTCGATGGTGGCCTGCGAGGCGGCAAAGCTCAGCGATTCGGGTACGCTGCGGCCTTTGTCACGTGCTTGCCCATAAGCCTGACCGCCTGTTGATGCAACCATTGGCGCCAGCGCAATGCCCGGCTGGCCGGTGGCGATCGCGGCTGGAAGGGTCAGCAGGTTCTGGCCAAGAGACTGCAGGCCGGAATAGACGCCGGCTTCGACAATACCTTCTGCCTGGGGCATCCACGCTCTTGCGACGGACTGGGCGATCTGGCGTTGCTTGCCGAAGGTGTCAGCCATCCGGGCGCCGATATCTTCTGGCAGCAGGGTTCCGGTCAGCGGGCCGGTAACGTACTTGGACAGGACTTCCGCGCCGCCTTGGGCGATGCCCCAGAGCCCTTGGTTAAATGCCGGGATGCTAGAGGCGAGCGCGCGGGCACCGCGTACTTCGTATTTGCCGAGAGTGTACAGGGCGGATTCCAGACCGCTCAGCCCCCCGACGTCGTCGTGCACGACCTTGGCCTTTTCCACGTCGGCGAGCAGCGCAGCGGTGGCCGGTGATGTCTTTGCAAGCGTATCGAAATCAATGGAGCCAACCGTATCCTGCCGTTTCATTTCCTTGGGCAGGTTGAGCACGGTGTCGACAGGCACGCCGGTGCGGCGCGCGACACGCTGCGCCTCGGCGTACGCGTCGGGGTTGGTGTCGATCGCGGTTGCAAAGCCGACCCGTGCGGCTTGTGCGGTATCGGGCTGGAGGGTGGCGGCTACAGCGGCATCGAATTCATTGCTCATTTACGGGTGGCCTTCATGTTCCAGTAAGCGTTGAGGATTTGCGCGTCGGTCGGGCTGTCGATCCCTTGGCGCTTGAATGCGGCTTTGATGTTGTCTTTGACGGAACTCTCGATGTCGCCAACTTTCATGGTCAGCATCGGACCAGAGGAGTTGGAGAACATGCCGCGGAATGTCACATTCTTGGCAAAGAGGGAATCGAGGTGCTGCGACACTTCCGTATCGCTGAATTTCTTGCCGGCGTCGCGCTGGGCGGCCATGAAATACTGGTCGACAAAGCGGCGGATCGCACCGATCCGGGCAGCGTCGGCGCCGCCGTCATCCTTCGGTGTCGGGTCGATTTGCAGCATGCGCAGGCGCTCATCCAGCGTCTGCTTGATGGCGGTGCTGTTGAGTTCGCCGGGGCCGTTGCTACCTGGTACTTTGCCGGTCAGCTTTGCCCGCTCGTTAGAGAAATGCTTGAAGTCGCCTTCGGAGAGTTCGCGGCGCAACGCAAAAAATTCATTGTCGCTCATGCGCGCCAGTGCGTCGGGGTTCGATGTCAGCTTGTTGTACAGCCATGGGCTTGTGCTGTCATCCCCCTTGCTGATCTTCTGGGCGAAATTGATCAGATTGTCTACTTCCTTCGGCGGGATGGCCGAGCGCATAGCTTCCGGCAGATCGAAGAAACGGCCACCGTTCTGGATAATGCTTTTCATGGCGACAGCGACGGCCTCTTCGCCGCGCTGTTTCACTGATTTGGAAATCAGGTTGTACTGGTGTTCGGCGGCCTCGCGGGTCAGCTTGACCTGTTCCGGGCGCGGGTTGGAACCGAGCAGGCTAACAGCATTCTGGACGAATTCCAGCTCTGTAGGCATGGGCGCGGGTCCGGCGCCGGCGGTGAACTTGTCCACACCTTTGCGCACGTAGTCGCGTGTTTCCGCCGGTATATAGGCCAGCCAGTCCATCACCTTGACGGATGGGTCGCCCTTGGCGAGCGCCTGCGACTTCTTGGCTTTCTCCAGCGCCTTGTCGACGGCGCCAGGGCCGGCGTTGTAGGCGGCCAGCGCCTGCGGGACGTTGCCGTATTTTTCGACCAGCTTGGCAAGATACTCACGGCCCACGCGGTTGAACTCCGCAGCGCTATCGTCCGCCGCGGGCTTGATGCCAAAACCAGGGGCCTTCGCCGTATCCGGCATGACCTGCATGCGGTACTTCGCGCCTTTCACAGATTTCAGCGGTGCACCGTCTTTGCCGAAGTCCTGCCCATTGGATTCGATGCTTTCGACAACGCTGACCAGTCTGTCCTGATCGGTCGGCTGGAATTTGCTTGCGAACTTGTCACCAGTGATCCTGACCGCTTCCTGGGCAATACGGCTATCAAGGTGCCGGGTGAGCACGCCGTTGACCTTGAGAATGTCGTCGGCTGTCATGTCGTCCTTGTACTTTTGCAAATACTGACTTGCATAGGACGCGTTGCTGTTCTCGAGCGCGGCACTAATGACGCCGGTGTGCACGCGGCTCGTGGCGATCTTCATCTTCGACAGTGTCTCGTTGGCCGATTCGCCTTGGAGCTGGCCGGCGCGCACGACAGCAGCTTTCACATCGGATAGGGCGGTGTCGATCTTGACCGGGTCAGACCAGTTGCGCTGCGCCTCATCAGTGCTTAGCTTGATGGCTCCGTCCTGCACCGACAGGCTGAAAGATTTGTACTCGGACAGCGTGTGCTTTTGGATGTCAGCGCCGAACGAGGCAGACAGGTCGGCGGCGCGCAGGGAGAAGGCCTGCCGCTGGGCGTCGTTGCCGAGGCCGTTGCTGATTTCGCTGATCGATTCCTGAAGCTTCTGCCCGTATTCATCCGACAATGAAACACCGTTGGGCCGCTCCAGAGCGCTATCGCCCTTCAACGAAAGGAAGCCACCTTGCGGGTCATAGGTCAGATCGATCGCGCGCTGGCGTGCCTTGTTAAGCGCATCGCTGACACGCACTTGATTCACGTCCTGCTGCAGGCGGTTGACGACATCAAGAGCTTGGACGCCCAGGTTGGTCATGGCACTGCCGGCTTGCTGCATCTGGCGCCCCGGCACTGCGGCCAGATCGGGCGAGATTGCGCCGACGTCAGCGCGAGCTGGGCTCAACACACCGGTGTCAGCTTGTACGGGACCAAGTTGTGGAACGCGTGGCGGCACTGGTAACCCCCTTACGATTTGCTGTTTTGAGTTGACTTGCCGTACTGATACCAGCTGCCGGCCACCTGCCCGGCGCTGGAGAGTAGGGACGAGGTGAATGCAGCCGTCGGATTGATGCCGTCAGCTTGCGCGCGGCGGACGGCGGCGCCGGCCGTTGAATTGATACGCAGGATTTCCGCGCTTGCTCGCTTCATATCGGCCGCCGCATTGGCGTTGGAAAGGTTCGCTTCTGCAAGCATCTTGGTCGCTGCTGTGTCGGCTTCTGTCACCATCAGGTCCGCGTCGATCAACGCACGGCGTGCATCAGCTGCGGCGCGCGCATTGGCGACAAGGCTGTCCGCGCGCACGCCGGACAGATCGGTGTCCAAACGTGTACTGACTTCCAGCATGGCGGCCTGATAACGCTTGCCGGCAGCTTCTACCAGAGAACTGGTAGCCTGGGCACGGTGACCAAGGGCAGCGAGCAGGGCACGCTGCTGGATGCCGATCGCGGAGTTTTCCCCCATCAGGTCGGTAGTCGTGAGCACAGCCAACGGCGCGCCTTCACCTAGATCCAGGCCGCGTGCGGCCATCGAGGCAGTCTGCTTCCCCTTGACCTGTGCGGTCTGGAGGCGCGACTGTTGTTCCTCCTGCTGGCCGAGTAGCAGGGCGCTCTCAGCCCTGAGTTCCGACAGAAGGGCGGATTGTTCGGCCATCTCCGCAGCGGCTTGCATGCTGACCATCGCGGTCTGATTCCGCGAAGCGCTGATAGCAGCTTCAGTGCGGAGTGCGTCGGCGCTGCCTTCGGCAGAAAGCAAATCGAGTGATGTCTGGGCGCCAGCCGCTACTGCGCCGGCTTTCGCGCCGATTAAGCCGAGGTCCGCCTTTGCACTGGTGAATTCGAAGGTGGATTTCGCGTTGATAGAATCCAGCCCGGCCTGCGCATCCAGCGCACTGGCAGAGGCGCGGGCGTTGATCTGGTCTAGCTGCGCCTGTGCCTGAATAGCTTGTTTCTGTGCGGCGGCGGAGGCCTTTGCACCGATGGCGGATGTTACGCCACCGCCGATCTGCAGGACTGCGGACGCCCCGGCTGAGATTCCCATATCAGGCTCCTATGGTGACTTCCAGCGACATGCCGGTAATGGTTAGCGGCAGCGGGTCCGCCTGACGAACAAATACTTGTGCATTCGCTCCCCACGATGGAGCGATATCGATCTGGATTTCGTCAGTCTTGAGTTCCGGCGGCGCCCCCCAGACTTCAGTCGTACGCTGCTTCGCTTCGGTAAGGTGCTCAGCGTCCGGTCCGACGAAGATGCCGCCAGACTTGTACACGCGCAGCCACGCGCGATCGACATTCTTGTTCCTGCCTTGGCCATAGCCTTGTGCTTCGAAAGCCAAGGGCAGGGTTTGCAAGTCCGCGGTAATGGGGAGCCCGACCTGCGCGGTGGAAACCGGCTCCGATACGGTGACAGCGCCGCCGGTGACTACGGCCTGCGGCATGACCGCGCCATCCCCGAGGATGCTCACGGTCTTGCCTTCCAGGTGATCGAGCCCGGATATGGTTGTCGCCGGTGCTCCGGCGTAGGTTAGGCCGCAGTCGACGAAGTAAGCATCCTTCTGCTCGGTGAAGCGGCGAGTATGAAGAAACTCGATATAGCGCTTCTGCTGCCCGTTGATGGTGCGCTTGACTACCACGTATAAGACATCCTCTTGCCCCTCGGCCACGACAGCACAGGATTCAAACGCGCCGTCCGTGTCGTGCCGGTGCCATGCACCGACCTGCTGCTCAGGAATGTATGTCAGGCCCAGCAGCTTCCCGCTGGTCGAAATGGCCCACACGATCGGCACCGGGGCCTTTGCGTAGGCAAGATCCGCAATTTCGTAGCCGTCGAACAAGTGGGGAGCCCGCAGGGCCAGATCGCCCGTTACGTAGCCATTGGCGGTGGATTGATAAGCCATCTCGCGCACATGGCCGCCCCGCGCCGCCGCATAAATCAGCGTGTTCGCAATAATGACCGGGCTGACGTTGTTCGCCCCAACGTAGCTCTGCGGCTTCACCGAGATTGTTGACGGTGTGACAGCATCGCTGTTCACCGACGTGACCTGCCACTCCGCCGCGCTGGTGAGCAGCACCAGATTGGTCAGCGGGATGACGTGGCGGATTGTGTTCGCTTCGCGCGCAGCGACGCGGAACTGGATCGAATCGTCGTCGCGCAGCGGCAGCCCATAGCTCAGGTTCGACTCGGTGCCGCTCTTGGTCATCCAGATGTTCTGCGGCTTGTTCAGCGTGCCGGCAAAGCACCGGCGCTGTTCGAAGTAACTGACAGCGGCGGGGTAGTCGCCTGCAGCGTTGAAAGGGTTGTTTGCCTGAGGCGGCGTGCGCGAGACATCCGCACCAATATTGTCATCGGTGAATGAGGTCTGATCCGTCTGGCCGATGTAGCCGAAGACACCCCCGGAGAACTTGTAGACGTAGTATCTGACCGCGCCGGCCGAAGCCGACCAGGTGATTGTGTTATAGGCGCCAGAGGTGAACAGATTTCCGGTGCAAGTAGCAACTGCGGACGATGGCGACTCGTCGGTTCCCAGATCACCAACTGCGGTAATCACATATTTGTAGGTATAGGAGGCCCCCGTACCGCCGGTGCCCGCGGTGTGAGCCGCCCCGACGCCCGTCGGCGCCACCTGTTTAGACGCGAATGAGATATCTGTCAGTTGCCAGTTGGTGGCGCCCAGACGGCGCAGTTCCTTCGGCGGATAGTTCGGGTGCACCAGCGTCAGCACGTCAGCCGACTGGACATAGTGGATATCGAACAGGTCCGCTTCAGCGTAGGGATTGGCCACTTCATAGGGCGCGCCGCTGGAAAGAAGGGTGCCACCTTGCGTATGGAAGCGGAAGTAACCGGCACCCAGTTCGATAACCATTGTCTGGTTCGTCGAGTAGGTGAAAGGAATGATCCGGGTCCGCTTCGATGAGTCCTTGACCTCGCGCACGAATTGCGTGCCGGCGCGGTTCTCTGCCGGACCTTGCGGCTTGCAGATGAAGTTCCGGCATGTTGCTAGGCCGGTCTGGTACTTCGCATCGTCGATGCGGCTCCAGAATTCCGGCGTGACCTCGCCGCCGGCGAACGAGCGCTGCAGAGTGCGGATACTGGTCATCGTGCCGTCATCCAGGAAACATCGTGCTCAGGCTTGACTCTGCGCTGCGCAGCGTCCGCAGCTTTTGCAAGGCCGAGCTGCATTTCAAACATCTGATAGCACTTGGTCGTTGCGGCGGCGCCCTTGTCGCCCTTGAGCACAGGTCCAGCTAGGTGCGAGGCAAGCAACCAGCTCAGCGCTTCCACGAACAATGGGGGGAACTTGGATGGGTCTGTGACTTGGAACTTGTAGCGGCAGATGGCTGAATCTGTGTTGCTGTAGATGATTTCGGTGCCATCCGGCAGCGATTCGGTTTCATATTCCTGCGGCGCGAAATCGTTGGCCGCGCCGGCGTCGAAAAGGCTGACGATGCTGACGGCATTCGATGGGCGCGCGTACACGTAGAGCCAGCCCATGACGGGTGTGGCGGAGAGCTGTGCAAGCGCGGCCCGTGTGGTGGCGAAGCTCCAGGTATGGCGATCCAGAACGGTGTCGCGCGCGAGAGGGTAAAACTGTGCGCAATGGGTGGCCTGCGGGCTGCCTTCCGGCGGATCGATGCTCGCTACCGTGGCGGAGTCGCCGAGGCGGGAGAGGGCGAGATTGCAGATATCGATTTCAGTTGCCATTGCGGAGGCCTAGAAAAACGGGGGCCGAGGCCCCCGAAACCCATCAACCATGGGAGGAGACACTTAAACCAGATCGGATCCTGCCGGCTTGCTGTCGGCAGCAGGCTTGCTGTCCTTTGCAGGTTTCTCTTCCTTGACGACTTCGAAGGACTCGCCGACCTTGAAGTCCACGAGCTTGCCTTCGTGGTTCTTCACCTGTGCGGGGAATTCGACCTCGTCGCCAGCCTTCAGGAAGCGGTTCTCTTTCGAGTACCAGACCTTGTCGGCAATGACTTTGCACTTGATAGTCTTCATGCTTCAGGCTCCTGATTAAGCGACGGTAAAGCCGCTGGCGTAGTACTCCATGCCAGGCGGAAGCGCATCGGTGACGTAGGCGGTGAACTTGCCTGCGGTCAGCGGACCGGTGCCGACGGTGTACTGGCAGCCCAGATAGCGCTGGCCATTCGGCTGGGCGTTCAGGATCGCCGGGTCGATGCGCTGCGCAAACAGCTTGCGGCCGGCAGTCAGTTCGGCCTTGCCGATGGCGTCGGTCTGAGCAACGACCGTAGGCGAGCTCAGGTTGGCGGACGCCGAGGTCACGATCTGAAATGTGACTGTGGCAGCGCCAGCGGCGGCGGCCGACTCGTCCACGCCCCAGACCACGAACAGGGAACGGCCCGGGCCGAGGTCGCGAGCTACGCCCAGGTCGACGGTGTTGGTAGATACGGCAGAGGCGGTAACCGCCTGAGCCGCAGACAATTGCAGAAGTGCGTCGAGCATCATGGCTGCGGTTCCTTTCCTTAGGAGACGAGGGTTTCAGCGATGCCCAGACCGTCGCAGCGACGCACGGGGATGCCCATGAATGTCAGCTGGTTCATGGTCGTGCCGAACTGCGTGAGGGCTTCCTTGACGGCCAGCGCGTTCTGGGACTTCTCCAGCGCCTGGATCATCAAGCCTTCCTGCACCGAGCGGTTCGTGTAGAACGCTGCGCGGCCCATGTTGAAGTTCGGGATGCGGGCAATCGCGCGCATCATCAGCTTGATGAGGTTGGTCGAAGCGGCTGACGCTTGGCTGCCCGTGACGCCAACCCAGTCAGACACGTCAATGTTCGCGATGCGAACGACATAGCGCCAGTCCTTCACCACCAGACCGGTATCCCACTGGAACAGGGAACGGGCCGCTTGATACCAGTTACCGTTGGCGTCTTGCACAGACTCTTCGCCCAGATCGCGGTTCTGCAGGCCTGCTTTCGAGCCCTTCGGGAAGGTGCCGAAAACTGTCTGTTCGCCCCAGACCACCAGATACATCGAGGCATTGTCGGAGCCAGCACCGCCGGCAAGAATGATGTTGCTGCCGTTGCCGGCTGTGGTGGAGCTGTAGCGGGTTGCCAGACCGGAGAAGGTCTTCATGTCAGTGCCGACGTTGCCGTTGAACAGCTTGCTGGACATCTCCTGACCCATCGCTTCGATGAACGGAGATTCTTCCGACAGGCGGAAGGCAGCGCTATTGCCGTTCAGGGTCAGCAGCTTGGCATCGATGTGCGAGCGGGCTTCCAGCATTGCGCAAGGCTCGGTGACCTGTGCGGTGGTGGACTTGCTGCTCGGCACGCCCTGGTTGTACGCACGCCAGTAGACTTGCGGCAGGCCGGTGCGGATTGTGACCACATGGCTGGTCGGCTGGTTGGCTTCCTTAAAGACAACGTCTTCGAGGATGTCGTTCTGCTGCGAGAGCAGTTCGGCAATGGGGTCGACTTTACCGTCCGGGCTCAGTCGCTTGGAGTAATCGGCCAGGGTCAGTTGGCCAGTAGCTAAAGTTGCCATTGTCTTTTCCCTTTCACGGGTTCATGTTTGGATACATCCGTTGTGCCGTCGAGGGTTGGCCCGAACTCTTCGACCCGCCCACGAAACGGTCCTCACTGATTGCTTTACCGGCCCGGTAAAACGCCCGGATCATCTCCGGGTGGTTGCCAAGACCGGTCTGCTGCAGCAGATCCTTCAGCGCGTCTGTACCGAAGGCGTCAATCGCTTTCTTAGCGATTGCAACGTTCTCGGTCAGGGCGTCGCCGCCGAATTCCTTGTCGGTCTGCGCTGCGGCCAGCCATTCGGCTGTGGCTTTATGCACAGATGCGGCTTGGGCGTTGGCGCGCTTCACATCCAGGTCGACCAGCTTTTGCGCTTGTTCCTGGGTGAGCCCCAATTCCTTTGCCACAGACTTGAACTCGTCGCCGAGCTCGCCTTGCATCGCGTAGCCTTCCGGCATGTTGAAGTCAGCATATTGCTCAGGTGCCGCGGCGGGCGCCTTGTTGCTTGCGTCGTTCTGTGCCTGCGATGTGTCGGCAGCCGCGGCCTGCGCAGCCTGATTCGGCTGCGTCTGCTGTTGCTGCTGTTGGCTACCAGCCGCGGGCGCGGTGCCCGGTTCGGTAGCGGTTTGCTGCGTAGCGGGGGCAGTGTCAGTTTGTCCCGTTGTCGCCTGCGTTTCGATTTGCATTCTCGCGTTGCTCCTGCACCATTTGGGTGTACTGCTCTGGGCATGCCTCGTTGATCTGTGCCATCAGCATCAGGCCTACGTTGCGCATTCCCTCGCGGAAGAAGGTTTCCGAGTTGCCCGTAAAGGACGACCGGAAGACGCCTGTCCGCTCAAGTAGCCGCCACACGATGCGACGGCCGCGTCGACTTCCCATCAACCACTTGATGTCATCCAACTCTGACTGCGTCTTGAGTCGCGTCTTGTCATCCTGCTGATGCTTGGCGCGCTCTTGGCCGACCAGATCGAATGGATCGTGATTCAGGCTCATACCTTAAAGCTCCTGTCGTGAGGTACCCGCACCGGCTAGACCTGATTGGGGTACATCTTCTTGGCGACCTGATTCCAGTCGGTGGAACCAGATGCCACTTCCATTTCGGTGATCTGCCAGCACGATGACATTTCCGCCTCGTTGCCCTGACGCTGGTACTGGCTTGAGCTGACCACAGTTACCTTTGCGGTAATGACCAGTTCGGTGCCGACGTTGGGCGGTGCTGTCATGCCCAGCTTGGCGAGCGTGCCGTCTTCGAGACGAATCTCGAGGCCGTACGGATATTCCGGCGGATTGCTGCCCTCGGGGTAGCAGTCGTTGCGTTGTTTGGCTTCCTCAGCCGTGTACTTCATGCTGACCATTGACATGGCTTAGGCTCCAGGCGGCGTGGTGTAGCCGCTAAACATGTTCATGACGTCCTGCAGACCGGCGGCATCAACCTGCGATGCGTTCTTGGCGGCCTGCGCTATCTGCGGGGCTGTTTCGGTTGCTTGGGCTTGCTGTTGCGCCTGGGCGCGCGCTTGCCGAATCCTCGCCACTTCCTGCGAAGGCACGACAAGTTCGGGATCCACGCCGAGCATGTCGGAATAGGCGTCCGCCCACTTGTCCGCGTCCAGCTTGTCGAGCACTTCAGGCTTGAGCTGTGCCACGCTGCCCAGAGTAGCGACGAATCGATCCACGGAATTAGTACCCACGGCCTGCTGCGCCTGTGCGAGCATCGAGACAAATTCGACATTGAGGTTCTGTCCTTGGATATCGGGCGGGGGCGGCGGCACGATGCCGGCGGCGAGCATGCGGTCGAAGGTCATTTCCACCATCGGGTCCAGCATCTCGTTGTGCAAGCGCTCCAGCACTGGGCCGAGCATCAACAGCTTTTCCTCGTGACGCTCCGCCACCTCGGTAGCGGTCATGCGCGTGTCGGTCTGGTTGGCCAGCATCAGGAACAGGTCCGCATAGAAGGCGCTGCGGATCCGCCCGCGGACGTCCTGGATGTCCATCAACAGGTGGTTCAGGTCCAAGCGGACCTCGAACTGGGTGCGGATGCCGTTCTGGCCTGCGGCGTCGATGAAGGTAATGCCGCCCGGCAGGCTGTCGACGTCATGATTCTTGATCGATGACGGCACCTGCAGCGGGGGCTTCGTCATGTAATCGATGCCTTGCGCCTTGCGCAATTGCTCCTGCTGCAACTGTTTGATGTCGCCCAGCGCTTCCATGCCGGGGGAGCCCCCGTAGATGTCGCCACCGGAAGTCGCCCAGCGCGGGCAGATGCCGGGGAAGTTCTCGAAGCCGGACTGCCGAAGGAACTTGTCGGGGTCGGCGCCGACCTCAAAATAGACCGATCGCCAAGGCATGTTCTGGTTGTCACGCTTCGACATGTCGCGGTCTGTACGCGGCTCGATGGCGTGGATGATCGTCACCCATTGGTCAAGCGCATTGCGGTCGTACAGGTTCTTGACCGTCTGGCTGACATTGTCGATGCCGAACTCCGCCACCAGCTCGCCCACCGTCTTGTCGAATTCACGATAGATCGTGTTCACCTCGCCGCGGTAATTCGTAGCGATGCAGTATTCGCCGGCGGTCAGCGGGTAGTGGTGGATGACATTATTGAAATCGCCAAGGACGATGGAACCCGCCGTGCCGAACGCGCCCAGTTCCTCGTACATCGAGTGGAGGGCGCGGTAAGTATTGCTGCGGGCAAAGACGTCACGCATCAGCACGGTCGTCTGATTCAGCCACTGCTTGACCGGGCCGAACTTGGCCAGATCCGGGTCGGCTGTCGACAGGCGGAACCACGGACGCGCCGGACTGGTCATGCCCGACATCATGCCGGCAGCGAGCACGCGCAGCGCCTGGGTGCCGGTGGAATCGTAGATGTTGTTGTGGCGTCGGTTACCGTTGTTTCGGTCCTGCGTGAAGAAGCGGCCGGAGCGCGGCAGCAGATAGTCGGAGATTTCCTTCCAATGGCTCATCCAGGTGGAGCGCTCGTTCTTGAGCGCAGTCCACCTGGTCAGATACTGGTTCCGCTTGGGGGCATTGGCTTGTTCGGACATCAGGAGCCCAATAAGGTGTTTTTGCCAAGCAGCAGGGCGTTAGGATCCACACCGGACGCGCCGGTCAGCATCGTGCTGGACTGGCCGCCCTTGGCGCGTTGCTTGTTGGCGTCGGTCATTGCCGCGCTGTCTGGGGTCTTCTGGTTTGCCTTGTTCGCGGCTTCCATCTGCTGTGCGTATGCCGCCTTGGAGGCTGCAATCTGGGCCTCAAGCTGTGCGGCCTGGGTAGCGGCGGCGCTTTGCTGCGCTTTCAACGCTTCAGCGGACGAGGTCTTTTGCTGCTCGAGTGTTTGCTGCGCGATCAGGAGTTGGCCGTCGTATGCAGCTTTCTGCTGTGCTGCAGCTTCCTGCGCTGCCTTGATCTGGGCTTCCGAGGCGGCTTTCTGCTGGGCCAGTTGCTCTTGAGCGATCCGTGTCTGTTCCGCCTGTTGCTGCAGCTGAAGTTCGTAGGAACGATCCGCCTGAACTTGCTGCTGTTCCATCGCTTGCTCGTTCTGAGCCTGTGCTTCTTTGGCGGACTTGCGGCTCGCAGAGGCGGAATACGCGGTTGCGGCGCCTGCCGCGACTACTGCGGATACGGCCATTTCAGAGCTCCTTGCTGTAGATAATGTCTTGCACTTTGTAGCGACGGTGCTGCATCAACGTGGACAGGGCAGTGTTCTCCTTGGCGTGCCACAGCATGAGGGCGGCCCCGCGCTCTTTCGCTACCCGCTCGGTTTCGCGAATCAGCTGCAAGCCAAGCCGGCTGGTACGGTGCGCAGCGCTGACGAATAGCAGGTCGTTACTGGCGATGACGAGGTCCGCATAGTGCATGTGCGGCATGATGAAGTTGACGGAATATCCAACAATCTCGTCCCCTTGATACGCCGCCAATGCGAGCAACATTCCGTTCTGTTCCGTTGCCAGGTAGCGCTCCGCGTCGGGCTTGAGGACCATCACGCGCTTGTTCAGCGCAATCTCGTCCCAATGCTCGGCAAAAAGCTCACCGGCATGGGCGAGCATTTCTTCAGCAGTTGCCGACCGGATTTCGTACATAAACCACCTCAACGGAGCGATGCGTACGAATCCTAGTCGGGCAGCTAGGAGGTACCCGCACCTCGGGGCATCGGGAAGAGCGGCGTGACGGCGTCGATGATGATGTGGATGCGCGGCTGGTCGGAGGCGTTTGCAGCGGTGTGTTCCGCCTTGTGATCAAACCACCACAGCTCGCCCGGTGCGAAGTGCTGTGTCTCGCCGCCTGCGGTCAGCGTGCTGCAGGCGTCGCCGGTCAGCGCAAGGTGGAAGCGGGAATAGTGGTCGGCATAGTCGCCTTCATCAACGTGCGGGTCGATATGGCCGCCGGGCTTGAGGCGAACAATCAGCACCCGGCCCAGTTCGTCGACACGCAGTGCGTCCTGGAGCAAGGGGCGAAGCACAGGTACAAGGACACTTGCCAGCTTGTCCATGGCGGGATAGTCGTACGCACCAAGGTCATAGAGGTAGTCTTCGACGGTGAAGGCACGCGGGCCGCGCAGGAAGATGCAGTCGGTGTCGTGGTGGGCACTGCCTGGGTGATCTTGGCGGATGGTGATTTCGTCCCACAACTCGGGCATGGCGTCGAGTGCAGCAATGATGGGCGCCACGTCCACGCCAGTGGCAATCAGCTCAAAGTTTCGCATATGGGTCGTACTCCCTTCGTTTTCCGCCGCCGATGCTCTCGATGACCGAGCGTTTCGGGGTATCGATCAGGGCGAGGATGTAGGCGCTGGCCCAGTCGGGGGATCGTTTCAACCGGTCAATGATGTCCTCTCGGCTTTCCACTTGGATGACGGAGCCGCGTAGCTGCCACTTCGGCGCGCACAAGTCTGCAAGCAATTGCTTCGAAGGGGGCAGAGCGATGCCGGTGTTGTTTGTCGGGTCGAGCGCCTCGCGCATCTTCCACCAGTATTCGGACCGCTGGTTGTAAAAGCCCAAGCGGCCGGACATATCCTTCGCGAACGACTTTTCCGCTACGTTGATGCCGAGGACTTGCTGCCGCGCCTCGTTGAGGAAGTCGTAAGGGCTTGCGCCTACGCCGATGACATCGATGTGGATCGGCGCCTGGTCGCGCCCAGCGGCGAGCACCAAGCCGGCAACAGTGGGGCCATTGGGCGTCTCGCTGCCGGGGTAGGTAAGCGGCTCATCGAACCACATTGCATGGCGTCGAGCAATGATCGTGTTGTCCTTGCCGCCGCGGGCAACGTCCACGCCCAGAGAGTCCATGGGTTCCAGCCTGTCCGGGCGCTTCCAGCGTGCCTGCGCGATCTCCACCCAACGCGTCGGGATGACCTGCCACGGGTCGTCCTCAATGCCAGCAGTAAAGTCCCCTTTGAGCATCTGGCTACGCAGCGGCTCAGGCAAGGATTGAAGTTGTGACATGTAGCCAGTTCCCAGCAGGTAAGGGTTGTCGGTAATCCGCGATGGTATGAATGTCCGGGACAGCGGTTTGATGATGTCGTCGGGCTTATAGTCCTTCGGGTTGAATTCGTAGCACGGTTCGCCATTGACCAGCACGAACGGACGGCCGTCTGCTACCCATAGGTCGCGCCCGTTTGGGTGAACGTCATCGGCCGGCAAGGAGGCCGCATAGCGCAGTTCGCCCGCCTGGGCAGGGTTCGGGAATTTCTTGTCCAGCCACGGAGCGAAAAAGTCGATGACCCAACGGCCCTCGGCGCTGGTCGGCGGGTTGAACGTGAACAGTGCCTGGCACCGCTGCCCGGGCGTTGTGGTGCGGAGCCAGCCGAGCAGGAAGCGGACCTGCTGCGCAAGAAAGTTGGTCGCCTCGTCGAACACCAGCAGGTCGTGGGGGCGGCCCTGAAATTTCTTCTCGTCGCCTGCGTTGGGCACAGCGCCCAGTTCGATCTGCAGCTTCGGCAGGCGCCAGATGTTGTCCTTGCCGTTGTAGCCGTCGCGGCTGCCCAGCAGTTCTTCCAGGCGATCGATGATGCCGGTCAGTTCGGTGCCGATACGGCGCAGCATCATGATCTTCCGGTGCTGGGTCAGGGCCTTGCCGCATGCCAGATCCGTCTTGCCTCCGCCGGCCGCGCCGCCGTACCCGACAATGTCGGCTATCGAGTGGTAGGCAATGGACTGCGGGCCGGGAAGCGGGCGCCAGATGGTCGGGTCGCTGGTGATGAGGACGTCAAGCTCGGCCAGTTCCTCGGGCGTGAGGTAGGCCAGCAGCTCACGATCAAACGAGGTCGGAGACATCGTTCTCTGCCGCTTCCTTGCGCGTTTTGGCCGCCGCAAGTATCGCTGCAATCTTCGCAGCGCGCTCGGTGTCGCTGATCTGCACCGGGCCGCCGTCGGCGCCGGTCAATTCCATGCTGGACTTGTCGCCGTACTTCTTCGGTGACCATTTGGCCAAGAGCTTCAGTCGCGTTTCAACTTGCAGCTTGCGATGCCCCAGCATGTCATCCGTGATTTCCTTAAACCCGTCCTCGCTCTTTTCCTTGCGCACACCTTCTTTCGGCGTGTCGGCGATTTCCAGCGCTTCTTCAGCGATCGCATCAAAGCCGACCTCGCGCGCGTGCGCGATGCGTGCGGAAAATGCCGAGTCAACCTCCATCCAGCTGTAGACGGTGCGCCATGCTGGCATGTGGTCGTCGCGGCAGATCACGCGTAAAGGCTCGCCTTCTGCGAGGCGCATGCAGATTTCTGTGGCTATCTCAGGGGTAAAGGTGGAAGGGCGTCCGTGCTTCATGCTGCAGATTTCAACTCACGCTTCGACAGGTACCCGCACCACCCGCCACCCCGCCACGGTCTGGCAGCGGTAGCGCCCAACGCAGATATCGCGAACCGTTGACTTCGGCATCTCGGTCAGTGCACCGATTTCCCGATAGCTCTTGCCCTCATCGCGCAACGTTAGAACCATCTCAATCTCGCCATTCGTGTATCGGGCATTCTGATGGTCTTCGCCAATGCGTAAATTGCGATCATTCACCGCCACGGTTTTTTGCATGTCGTGCTCCTTTGAACGTGCAAATTTTTACTTGGGTCGTTTGGGTCGTTTCTCACCGCTTTTCCCATAACTTTTTCATGTACACGTATGAAAAACTTCCCTAAAAATGAGGAAGAAACGACCCAAACGACCCAAAATCTCGTTGCCGGATGTTTCAAATGTGCAATAATTTGCGCATTCTCGGCGTGTCTAAGTCTTGAAGGTGCAGAAAAATGCGAACTTGTAGCAAATTGCTTGTAAGTCTCTCGATGTTCTCCTGTGCCGCCTTCGCGCAGCACGAGACCAACCTCTCCGCGAATGTAAACGCCTGTGTAAACGCCGAACTTGCGTTTGCCGACGCCAAGCTTCGGCCGCCTATCTCCGCTGACGAAGCAAGTCGACTTTGCGCTGATAAAGCCCAACAGCTTTCCAGAGATGCAGCGGCTATGCACGGACAGCAAGCGCCCCGAACGCAACAGATGCAGTCGATAGTCGACGCAGCGAGCGACTCCTGGTCCAATTGCCTTATCAAGCAAGTGCTGGCGCTTGACGATGGGGTTTCTCCTGCCTCTGAAATAGCAGCAGGAGTCCAAGGTTTTTGTGAGGCGGAATACGAGGCGTTGGCAACCGCCTTGCGTGCACTGCATGGTGCGCCGCACGGCAGCGCGGACCCGAATCGGCATGCGGCGCGCGTTAAAGCCACTCGCGAGGCAGCGCTGCCCTTGGTGCTTAAAGTCCGGTCCATGTTGCCCAAGGTACGGCACAATCCTACAACTCCATCTGCCGAACCCGAACGCCAACGTAGCCCCGCCCCCGTAACCCGTATTCGTTCTTGATTGCTTCCATGCCCTTAGATACCAGCCGCCGGCCCAGCGCCTTGGCGGTGGAGATGAACCGCAGCTCGCCGCGAGACTTCGCGAACGACTCCCAGCTGGCCCAGAGCCTAGCGTTGGATTCCACGTGCGCTGGCCCGACCTCGCAGCATTCATCCAGCCATTCGCCCAGCAGGTCCATGTCGCTCTTATAGTCTTCCCGCGCCTTGCGCACAGCCGCCGGCGGGTTCAGTCCCTGTTTCTGGTACGCCAGCGCGCCGCGGACGCACCATGCGAGGATTCCCTTGGCCTCGGCCGCCAGCTTGTCAGCGCGGTCCGGGTCTTTCTCCACTGTCAAATCCTGATCGAAATTGCGGGTGAACGGCACCGGCAGCAGGCGGCGCCAGATCGCGTGGTCATCGCCCTTGACGATCGGGCGGTGGTTCGTCGGCATGAAAGCCACCCAGGTGGGCATGACTTCCACCGTTGTCTTCGAATACAGGCCGCGCGCCGGCAGCGCCTCGCCACCGGTCATGGACTTGATCAGTCCCTCGCGCAGTTCGCTGCCTTCGTCCGGCTCGGACACATAGACGAAGCGCGCGCCGCGCAGCCGCAGGACGTCTTCCCGGGCGCCGCCGGCATTGCCGCCAGCCGCGCCGCTGGACAGGAATGTGTCGGCGCTGGCCATCTTGGCGTGCTCGCCCAGGACATCGCGGATCGCGCCCAACACCGTGCTCTTGCCGTTGGAGCCTGAGCCGTACGGGATAGCCAGCACGTCCTCGTTTGGCTGCGCAAGGATCGAGTACCCGATCAGACGCTGGAAGAAGCCGATCATGGCAGCGTCCCCATGGAAGACATCGGCCACGGTCTGTTCGAACAGAGGGGCCTTTGCCTTTGCGTCGTAGTCGATCGGCGTGATGGTAGTGATGCGGTAGGCCTGATCCGGCGGCAGCAGGTCACCGTTGCGCAGATCCACCGCGCCATTGCCGACGCCCAGCAGGTAGGTCTGCTTGTCCAGATCCTCCATGCTGACCACCACGCGCGGGTCGGACTGGGCTAGGCTGACCATATTGCGGACCATGATCGCGCGCTGGCTGATTGCACAGAACTTGAAGAATTCCGAGCGCTCACCGTCGCTCTCGATGGTCTTGGCCTCGTCCGGCAGGGCGAGCACCGTAGCCTTGGCCAGATGCTCGAGCTCCACGCCGGCGGCGCGGCGCCAGTAGATGCCGGTCCAGTTGTACCAGGCATTGATTTCCGGGACGTACATCAGGCCGTCACCGTAGTGATCCAGCATGCGCTCGGCGTTGCCGAATTCGGTCATCTGGCGGCGCTGCTTGTTGAACGGCGTGACCTTCCGGCCGCCAGCCATGGCAGCGCGCACGTCCGGCGCAGGCAGTGTCGTGCCGGTCAGCGCATTGAAGCGGGCGCGGATCAGGCCGGCCAGCTCAGCGCGCACAGCCAGGTCGGTGCCGGCGGCTTCACCAGCCTGCCGGGCGATGTCGCTGACCAGTTCGATCGAATCTTCACAGGCGCGGATCAGGTCGCGTGCTTCCTCCAGCGCGGCGCGCTTTGCAACGCGCTCGGCTGCCTTCTCGCGCTTGCGACGCAGCCCGAAGCCCAGTGCTTCCTTGGGCGTATCCAAGCAGTCGCACAGCCAGAGCGCAGCATCGAACGGGGAAGTCGGGGCGTCCAGCGGGTCATCGTAGACGCGGCTGGCCCATTCCAGCACTAGATCGATCGGCGTGCGCTTGCCTTCGCGCTCGTCGCCCATGTCGGCCACGCCGAAGTCGACGATACCGCTGGGGACGACGGACAGATCTTCCTCAAGGTCGCGCCCCAGATCGATGGACGCCACACGGAAGCCGCCTTGGTATTCGCGCGCGGTCGGGAACAGTTCCGGCACCCACGCATGCAGGCTGGCCATTGCCGCCTCGTTCACCCGTCCGAAGAAGTCGTCTTCCGCAGCCGGCGTGCGATCCTTCGGCGCCGCCGGTGCCTTGGCTATGCCGCTGGCTGCGCGCACCAGCCCGGCCTCGAGGGCCATCTGCTCGAATACCTGCAGCGCTTCTTCTACCTGCGCTTCGGTAATGATTGGCAAGTCACCGGCGCGCATCGCTTCCAGGCCGCCGAACAAGTCAACCCATTCATAGGGCAGGCCAGTGTCGGGGTGGATATGGTAGGCAACGAACTGCTGGCCCTTGCCGAGGATTTCCAGCCGGTGCTTGTCGCCGGCCAGATCCTCAAACCATGCGCCGGTAGCTTTGCCCCAGCCTTCGAACTCCGCACGGTAGGCCAGCAGGATCTTCGGCGCGTTGCCGACGCGCTCACAGGTCACGCCCAGGTGCTTCTGGCACCATTCAACGAAGCGCTGAGCCAATGCTGCATCGGTCGTGTCGATATCGATGGCGACGATCGGCTGCGCGCCTTGGCCGCAAAGGACGCCGACCCCATGCTGCGGGTAGCGCTGCAGGTCACCGGCACCGAGGCGTGACGTCTGCCAGTTATCAAGGGCAGGGCGCTTGTGGCCAGGCTTGATCGGGATGATCAGATAGCCGTTGCCAAGCAGCGAGCGGCCGAAGGTTTGGAAATTGGATGTCATGGCTGGCACTCCATTACTGTTTCAATGAACGCGCACGCGGCTTCCGCGTTGATGGCATTGCCATAGGCGCGCAGGCGTCCCACTCGGCTGGAAGCCCCATGAGCCAACGGGAATGTGCCGGGTTCAACTGGCCGCCACTTTCCATCTCGGCAGAAGAGCCAGTCAGCATCTCGCCAGAAGCCATTCGACGCGCCGGCGTCGTTTGGCTCGCTACCCTGGGCAAGTCCCGAAGGTTCGATCCATCCCCTCCCGAGTTCCGCGGATCGCGTTGTAGCGGCGTTGGCCAGCCCGCCAGTGTGAATGCCTGCTCGGACAATGGCTTCCCTCGGCTCTGCTCTAGGCGCTGATCCAGAAATTCCTGAGAACCCGAAGCGCTGTGCCAATCCCGCGCTGCCGGCGTCGCCCACCCGGCGAGGCACGCCGCTGCGTTCAGTGTCTGGCACACCTTCGCGCCGCTCGGCCTCACTTTGGCGAGAGGATCGGCTGGTATCCGACCGCCGCTGCCGTCCGACGCCGCCGGCGTCGGCCACCCAGTAGAGCCGATCTCGGATGTGCGGAGCACCGACGCCCGCAGACGGAAACGGAATCGCCCCGAAGGCGTAACCCAAGGCTTCCATGTCATCTTGTACAAGGTCGATCCAAGGGTCTGCGTCCTTGCTCGCAACCTGCTCTCCAAGGACGATTGAAGGGCGGCGCTGTTCAATGAGGTAGTGCCAGAACGGCCAGAGGTGCCGCTCGTCGTCAAACCCAAGGCCCATGCCAGCCACGCTGAATGGCTGACATGGGCAGGATCCTGTCCAGACCGACCGGTCGTCAGGCCAGCCGGCGCGCCGCAGGGCGTAGGACCAGACGCCAATACCGGCAAAGAAGTGGCACTGAACATATCCGGCGAGGTCGTCGGGGCTAACATCAAGGATGCTCCTTTCGTCTACATCGCCAGGCGCGATGTGTCCGGCGGCGATGAGGTTGCGCAGCCACTGGGCGGCGTAGGGGTTGTTTTCGTTGTAATAGTTGGACACTGCTACACCAGCCCGATGATGTTGATCACCGGCTCGGCGACTTCAGCGCGTGGCTTTTCCATCAGCTTCACGAGGTCGCTATACAGCGGCAGGCCAGCCTCGGCCAGCCATTCGTCGCATACGCGCACTGTCACCCGCTGCTCTTTTGTAAGTTCTGTGCTCATGAAGTCGCCTCAAAAGTTGATTATTGTCAACATTCGTTTGCTCGAAAACGGATGTAATGGGAAAAGGGGAAAATCGTTTCAGGACTACACATGCGTCAGCGGCTCACGGGGCCGCTTTTTGTTTTTCCGGCCCTGCGTGCGGTGCTTAGCCTTCGGCGACGATAGGCGGGGGGATGCCGTCCGTCGGATTGGGGTAGATGATGGGGTCGAGCTGATGGGGTGTGATCTTCCAGTCTGTCAGTTCGGCAATCGGGATAACGCGCGCCGGAGGCAATTTGTCGCGCGAAATCCACTCGTAGACTGAAACGGGGTTTATCTCTAAACGTTCCGCGACGACTGCTGCGCCGCCCGCCGCGAGAATTGCGTCACTAATATTCATGGTCTTTCCTTAACAATAAAATGAGGCATTACCTTAATCCATGATAGCAGGCAACACCTTAGAAGTAAATGCTAGGCTCTGCCTTATGCATATAGGCGATCGAATAAGGGAGAAACGAAAGGAGCTGGGCCTCACTCAGGCGCAAGTCGGTGAGTACTTCAGCATCTCTAGTGTTTCAGTCTCTGAATGGGAAAGAGGGATCAGCAAGCCGGATCAAGGCAAGCTGGAAGCCTTAGCGCGTCTGCTCAAAACGAACGTGCATTACCTGGTGACCGGAAAGAAGGCTCTGGAAGCAGTTCATATCCAACCAGCCACATGGGATTCAGGCAGGGACAATGTAGTTTTTATCGATCCCGAGACGAATGCGGCTTATGACTCCGCTGGCAACCCTATCGACTATCCCAACGCCGAAAAAGAATTTCAGCTCCCAAGGGGGAAGTACGTGCCAGTAGTAGGAATCGGACGCGGCGGCCCTGACGGCTATTTGAGCATTGATGATCACCCAGCAGGGGACGGCGACTGCTTCATCTATACATACAGCAGTGATCCTAATGCTTACGGCATAAGGGTCCGCGGGGATAGCATGAGACCACGCATCAAGTCAGGTGAATACATCGTAGCTGAGCCAAACGTCGAGGCTCAACCAGGAGACGACGTTGTAGTCCGTTTGCACGATGGGCGATCAATGGTCAAAGAATTCCTCTGGCAGCGCGACGATGAATTGTCATTCGGCTCCGTCAATAATGGGTACCCACCTATAACACTACTGCGATCTGAGGTCGAAAGCATCCACCGTGTCGCAGCCATCATCCCTCGCAGTTCAGCACTGGTTAAGCCAAAAGACTGCTAGACAAAAAACCAACCCGCAATTTTTTGCAAACTAAACCCGCCATCCGGCGGGTTTTTTATTGCACGTCAAAAATAAATTAAGGTAATGCCTTGACAGGCGTATGAGGCAACACCTAGAATTTGAGTCAAGGCAATACCTTAATTCGTTGATGTGGATTAAGGCATGTTGTGCTCGTGACAACTGGCCGACGCGCGGGGCCTGTGGGGCAGTTCGCGCAGAAATTAACACGCTCAATCACCGTACAGGAGAAGCACTATGTCAATCGAAGCAGCATTGCAAGCAAATACCAACGCCATCTATGAACTGATCGCCGCCATCTCCAAGGGCGTTCCGGTCGCTGCATCCACCGTCGCCGCTGTCGTCGAACAGGGCAAGACCACCACCGAGAAGGCGGCCACCACAAAAAAGTCCGATGTGAAGACTGCTTCGTCCCAGCCTGGTGCCGAGCAAAAATCGGAGGCCCCGAAGGCCGATGTGCAAGAAGCAGCTGAGCAGGCTGCGGATAACACCGCTCCCGCCAACAGCGATGCTGGCACCGGCACAGCAGCCACGTATTCGGACGCTGCTGCAGCCGTCACTGCACTGGCTAAAGCAAAGGGCCGTGACGCTGCCGTCGCTGTGCTGAAGGACTTCGGCGCCGCCAAGCTGCCGGACATCAAGCCCGAAGACTTCGCCGCTGTCATCGCCGCCTGCGAGAAGGCAGCAACCGCAGAACAGGCCGAGGCATAAGAAATGAGCGGCCACGCCAGACTTTCACCCAGCAGCGCGCATCGCTGGCTGTACTGCCCGGGCAGCGTCGCGCTTGAAGCCCAGTGCGAGGACAGTTCCAGCGACTTCGCCGATGAGGGCACCGCTGCGCACGAGCTCGCCGCCATGGCACTCGTTGCGGGATATGCCGCATCGGCCTACCTGGGCCGCGTGATCAAAGTCAACGGCAAGGAATTCACCGTTGACGAAGAGATGGCCACCCAGGTGCAGAAGTACATCGACTTCGTGCGCTCGATCGGCGGCGAATTGATGGTGGAGCAGCGCCTGTCCATCTCTGACATCACCGGCGAAGCCAATGCATTCGGCACGTCGGACTCGGTGATCCTCGCCGGCGAAGAACTGGTCATCGTGGATCTGAAGTATGGCCGCGGTGTAAAGGTCAGCGCCGATCGCAACGAGCAGCTGGCGATCTACGCGATGGCAGCGCTGGCCGAGTTTGAATTCCTCGGCGACTTCAAGCGCGTGCGCCTTGCCATCGTGCAGCCGCGCCTAGATCACATCAGCGAATGGGATATGCCGATTGCTCGGACCGGGGAGGGCGGTGTCAGTCTGGAAGCATTTGCTTCCAGCCTCAAGCCCAAGGCGGAAGCCGCAATCCAGTTTGTCGGCAAGCCGGCGCTGTCGGTGACGACCAACGATCTGGACCCGGGCGAGAAGCAATGCCGCTTCTGCAAGGCAAAGGCGACTTGCCCGGCCCTGACACAGCATGTCCTGTCCACCGTGGCGGATGACTTCGTCGATGTGTCGGAGCCGATCGCACCGCAAATCGCGCATGCAGCAACGCGCGAAGTCGACAACACCGTGCTGGGCAACCTGCTCGGATCGGTCGATCTGATCGAAGGCTGGTGCAAGGCGGTGCGCGCCAAGGTGGAGTCCGAGCTGCTGGCCGGCCATGCCGTCCCTGGTTACAAGCTGGTTGAAGGCCGCCGCGGTCCGCGCCGCTGGAACAACGATGCGGAAGTCGAGGCAGCGCTGAAGGCAATGCGCCTGAAGGTGGAAGAGATGTACGACCTGTCGCTCATTTCGCCCACCACGGCCGAGAAGCTGCACAAGGCCGGCACGATCGGGCCGCGCCAGTGGCCGAAGCTGCAGACGCTCATCACCCAGAGCGGTGGCAATCCTAGCGTGGCGCCCGAGTCCGACAAGCGCCCGGCGCTGGTCATCCAGGCCACTGAAGACGAGTTCGACGATGTCACCGAGTCCGAGACCGTGGAGGACTTGGTTTGAAGACCCTGCCGCCTGCCGCCGTACAGCTTCTCCAGCAGGCGGCACAAACACCGATCACGCGTCATGACCCGCTCGCGCGTGTGAAAGCAGTAGAGAAAGCCATCGAGCGGGTCAGACGTGACCATCCGCAATTTTTTAGGAAATAAACCATGAAACTGAAACTGACCAATGTACGCCTCGCATTCCCGGTGCTCTTCGACGCCAAGACCGTAAATGGCGAAGGCAAGCCTGCATTCTCCGCATCCCTGTTGCTGGATCCGGCCGACCCGCAGGTCAAGGCAATCCACGCTGCCATCGAGCAGGTTGCCAAGGACAAGTGGGGCACCAAGGCCGAGGCAGTACTGAAGCAAATGCGTGCCCAGGACAAGACCGCGCTGCACGACGGCGATCTGAAAGCCAACTATGACGGCTTCCCCGGCAACCTGTACGTGTCCGCCCGCGCTTACACCCGCCCGCTGGTGATCGATAAGGACAAGACACCGCTGACAGAGCAGGACGGCAAGCCGTACGCTGGCTGTTACGTGAACGCATCGGTCGAACTCTGGGCGCAGGACAACAACTACGGTAAGCGCGTGAACGCTTCGCTGCGCGGCATCCAGTTCTTCAAGGACGGTGACGCCTTCGCCGGCGGCGGTGCTGCGAGCGATGACGAATTCGACGACATCGCCGAAGGCGCAACCGCAGACGACCTGGTTTAAGCATCACGATTCCCTGCCCTTCGGGGCAGGGCTCCATCCGACTAAATGAAAACATAGACATGAGCACCATCATTAAACCCACGGTAGGACGCAAGGTCTGGTATTTCACCTCCGCACGTCACCATGAAGGCTTTACGGCCGGTGAGCCTGACAACCAGCCGTATGACGCAACCATACTGTTCGCCGATAACGACCGTGACGTGAATCTCCTTGTAGTTGATCACCTCGGCATCACTCAGACATGTGTCGGCGTGCAACTGTTCCAAGAAGGCGACGACACCCCTAGAGGCGCACACGCCCGGTGGATGCCGTACCAAACCGGTCAGGCGGCGAAAGCCGAGAAGGCTGCAGGAGCTGCGCCAGCGGCGACGGACACCGCGATCGAGCAGGAAATCCAAGCCAAGGGCCTAACAGCGCCACGCGTTACGCCGGCTGAAATCGAAGTAAATATTGCTACCGAACACTACTTCACTGCGTTGAATGCCTTCAACCGTGAGGGCTCGTGGGACGGAATCAGTGATGAACAGACGATGAAATCCGCAAAGGCGCTCTCGCTGCTCACCTTTTGCGTGCTGGTCCTGCGCAACGGCTTCACTGTCACCGGCGAGTCGGCCTGCGCATCACCTGAGAATTTCGACGCAGAGATCGGCCGCAAGATCGCCCGCCAGAACGCCGTGCAGAAGATCTGGCCGCTGATGGGTTACGAGTTGCGCAGCAAATTAAGCCAGCAGTAGCACTGAGAGTCCTGCCCTTCAGGGCAGGGCTCTTAGGTTGCCGAGTGCCCCGCGCATGGTCGGCAACCTAAGAGAGCGGGAGCTTCCGCCGACCCCGACAGGTGTGCTGCACATCGGTCGGCCGCGCCAGCCAGCGTGGAATAAAACAGGCCCGGATCGCTACCCATCGTTGCCCGCTGAAAAACACCACAACGATGCAGTGCGTAAACCGTGGGGAGCTGAATAGTGACACGGCAATCCGGGCAAAAGGCACTTAATTAAAGAGAACCATGACGACTTATTCGCTTCGCTGCCGGAATAGTAAGTGCCGCCATCGCCGGGTGGGAACGATTCACCCAGATGACTATGAGCGCGTGCCGAAGTGCCCGATCTGCGGCGAGACTAAAGGCTGGCGGGTCGAACAGCGTCAGTACAGCAAGCGGAATCGTTGTCATTGCATGGGATACCACCACCCACACCACAAGGGCACGTCGAAGTTCTGCGAGCACCACCCGCAAGGCTTCTACAACCAGGCGAAACGCGCCGGTGTGGCTGATGAAGATATCCCGCTTGAATACCTTGGCCGAGACATTAAAGAAGACGAACCCTGCCCATTTTAAGGACACATATGAAAAAGTTGATTTTCCTAATGCTGTGCTGGCGATTCCGTAATACTCCGTTGAACGTCTTGCTTGAAGAGCACACACTTTTGATTAAAGCTGCACGCCGCTGCGCACACGACCTAGCGCATGCAGCCGACTGTATTGACCGCAACGGCAACTGGGCCGAGTTCAACAAAATTTTCCGTAAGAACGCGGAAATGTGGCTGGGTATTTTCAACCCGACCGGACCTAAGGATTACCGCCACCGCTTGCACCATGAAATCCACTCGCTTGAATTCCGAGTTGAGCGCCTGCGGGAGTTCTGCGAGAAAAACGGGCTCGACCCGAATGTGGTCGATGACCCCTTCTAAATCGTTGCCGTTGGATGGCGGCACGCATGCTGGTCCGCTGTTTGTCCCGCTGAAGAGAAGGCCAGCGCGCGTGCGCGGCTCCGGCGGCGCAGAGGTCTGGGCCAAGTACAAGAAGGCCACGCCGCCCTGGGCGGACCGTGCGGCGATCCGCGCGAAGTGGGAGGAATCGAAGCGGATGACCGCTGCGACAGAAGTGCAGCACAGCGTCGATCACATCGTGCCACTGGTGAACCCGATCGTTTGCGGCCTGCACGTCGAATGGAATCTGCGAGTTGTACCGCTGGCGGAGAACGTCCGCAAGTCAAATTTTTACTGGCCTGACATGCCGTTCGAACAATTAACTCTGCTTTAACCTATGACCACTTTATACCTTGACCTCGAGACGTACAGCGAAGTGCCAATTACCAATGGCACGCACGCTTACGCTGAAGGTGCGGAGATTCTGCTGTTCGCCTACGCCTTCGACGACGGTCCCGTCAAGGTATGGGACCGCGCATCCGGTGAGTCGATGCCGTCGGAACTGGCCGATGCGCTGGAAAACGAAAGCGTAATCCTGTGCGCTCACAATTCGCACTTCGACCGCACGATGTTGAACCATTGGAACTGCCGCACATCGCTGCACCGGTGGCGCGACACCATGGTCAAGGCATTGGCGCACTCGCTGCCCGGCGCCCTGGGCGATCTGTGCGACATCCTGAAAGTCCCGACCGACAAAGCCAAGGACAAGGAAGGACGCCAGCTGATCCAGCTGTTCTGCAAGCCGCGTCCGGTCAGCAGCAAGATCCGCCGCGCTACGCGTGAGACACACCCAGCGGAGTGGGCCAAGTTTGTAGATTACGCCGCGCTCGATATCGAGGCCATGCGTGTGGTCGACGCCAAGCTGCCGTCATGGAACTATCACGGACCAGAACTTGGCCTTTGGCACCTCGACCAGCGTATCAACGACCGCGGCGTTTTGATGGACGTGGCACTCGCCCGCGCTGCTATCCGCGGCGTCGAGCGCGCTCAGAGATTGCTAGCTGCGCGCACTAGCGAATTGACCGAAGGAGCGGTGCAGGCTGCCACCCAGCGCGATGCGCTGTTGCGCCACCTCGTGTCCGCCTATGGCATCGATCTGCCGGACATGCAGCAGAGCACTCTTGAGCGCAGGATCAACGATCCGGGACTGCCGGCGGAACTGCGCGAGCTATTGGCGATCAGGCTGCAAGCCAGCACCACCAGCACGAGCAAATACAAGACGTTGATTAAGGCAGTAAGCAACGACGGTCGGCTCCGGGGGACACTCCAGTTCAATGGCGCCAATCGCACAGGCCGCTGGGCGGGTCGTCTTTTCCAGCCGCAGAACTTGCCGCGCCCGGTATTGAAGCAGGCCGCCATCGATAACGGCATTGCAGCGCTGAAAGCCGATTGCGAGGACCTGCTGTTCTCCAACGTCATGGAACTGGCCAGTAGCGCGATCCGTGGCTGCATCATCGCACCGCCGGGGAAAAAGCTCGTAATTGCTGATCTCTCCAATATCGAGGGTCGGAAGCTCGCCTGGCTCGCAGGCGAACAGTGGAAGCTGCGTGCATTCCGCGAGTTTGACGCCGGTATCGGGCATGACCTTTACAAGCTGGCTTATGCGAAGGCCTTCGGCGTGCGGCCCGAGGACGTGGACAAGGACATGCGCCAGATCGGCAAGGTTATGGAGTTGGCGCTCGGCTATGAGGGCGGTGTCGGGGCATTCCTTACTTTCGCCGCCGCGTACGGTATTGACCTCGAAGCCATGGCTGATCGTGCAATCGGTGCGATTCCCAAGGCCATCTTGGACGAAGCCCAAAGCGCGCTCGAATGGACGAAGCAGAAGAAGCGCCCGACCTTTGGCTTGTCTGACCGCGCGTGGCTGGTCTGTGATTCCTTTAAGCGCTCATGGCGGTACGCCCACCCAGCGATCAGTTCCATGTGGAAGGAGCTGCAGGAAGCGGCAGTTCTGGCGGTGCAGCGCCCAGGCGTGACGACGACCTGCCGCATGCTGAAGCTGCGCCGCGACGGCGCTTGGCTGCGGATCCGGCTGCCATCCGGGCGATTCCTTTGCTACCCCAGCCCGCAGGTCGATGAGTCCGGCAAGCTGACCTATATGGGTGTCAACCAGTACACCCGCAAATGGTCCCGCCTGAGCACCTACGGCGGCAAGCTGGTGGAGAACGTGACGCAGGCCGCAAGCCGCGACGTGATCGCACACAACATGCCTGCCGTCGAGCAGGCCGGATACGAGATTCTGCTGACGGTTCACGATGAGGACATTACCGAGGCACCGGACACCGAAGAATTCAACGCCGACCATCTGGCCGGTTTGATGGCAACAAACCCACCCTGGGCCAAGGACCTGCCGCTCGCCGCGGCTGGCTTCGAAGCCTATCGATATCGGAAAGACTAAAGGAGAACGACATGCTGCAAGCCATTCGCACCCACCTTCGCAACCGCAAGCGCGCCAAGATCAACAGGGCGCTGGACCACATCTATGCCGAAATGCGCGAAGCAACCGACCGCGCCACTACGCTCAAGCGCTTGGCCGAGAGCCAGGAGGCGGAAGCCCTGACCGACCTGCGTAGGCAGGAACAGCGCCTGATCACACAGGCCAAGCAGATCGATGCGCAGGAAATGATGCGTTCGATTCCCACCCGGAGTGCAAGGGCGTGGTGACGCGAGACATCGCATTGCACTTCCTGCTGCGGCCGATCCTGCTGGACGACGGACAGCCGCTCAAGCGCCGGCGCGAGCTGGTGATGCAGCGCCAGATGCAGGTCGATGTCGCCTATCCGTTTCTGACACCGGACGAACAGGTCAAGGCGGATGCATGGCGGGTCGAAGAAGCACACAAAGAATTGTGGAAAACACCTGATGCGTGAGTCAACCATCGAGCAATACCTGGTCGAGCGCGTCAAGGCGCGCGGCGGTGAGGTGCGCAAGGTGAAGTGGATCGGCCGCCGCGGCGCGCCAGACCGCCTCGCCATGCTGCCGGACCAGACGGTCTGGGTAGAGCTCAAGGCGCCGGGCGAGAAACCCGAGCCGCACCAGGCTCGTGAGCATGAACGCATGCGCCGCATGGGGCAGCGGGTTGAGGTGGTGGATTCCCTTGAACGAGTCGACGAGGTATTGGCGTGAATAACCGTGTCTATCTGGAATCAGTTTCATCGCGGATCGGCGCATCGATCATGGAGTTTTGCTCATCCATGGTCGGGCGTGAGTTCCATGCGGACGACCTGCGCAAGCACGTGTCCGCTGCGGTCGGCGCCTGCGCACCGGCGTCCGCCGACCGCGTGCTGCGCGATCTGCGCCGCAAGGGCGGCATCGATTACGTGTGCATCGACAGGCATGCATCGCTCTACAAAGTACAAGACGTCAACCCTGCTTTCGACCTGATATGACACGCAGACCATTTACACCCCGCGAATACCAGCACGCCATCATCGGGCATGAACTGGAACAGCCGCGCTGCGCCGCATGGGCTGGCATGGGAATGGGCAAGACAGTCGGCACGCTGACGACCTTGGACATTCTGGAATTGACGGAGCCGGGGCCGGCGCTGGTACTGGCACCGCTGCGCGTGGCCGCCAGCACGTGGCCGGACGAAGCCCAGAAGTGGGCGCATCTGCGCAATATCGAAGTGTCCGCTGTGGTCGGCACGCCAGAAGAAAGGCGCGCCGCGCTGAAGCGGCCGGCGTCGGTCTTCACAACGAATTACGACAACCTGCCGTGGCTGGTCGAGCACTTCGGCGACAAGTGGCCTTTCCGCAAGGTGGTCGCTGACGAAAGCACGAAGCTGAAGTCCTTCCGCCTGCGGCAAGGCGGCAAGCGCGCCCACGCACTGGGCCGCGTCGCGCACTGCAAGGTGGACCGATTCATTGAGCTGACCGGCACGCCCAGCCCGAACGGGCTGCAGGATCTGTGGGGGCAGGCATGGTTCCTTGACCAGGGTGTCCGCCTCGGTCGCAGTTTCGAAGCCTTCAAGGCACGCTGGTTCCAGTCGCTGCAGATGGGCGACGACCCGCGCGCGGTGCAGCTTAAGCCGCTGCCTTTCGCCCAGGAGCAGATCGAGGACCGGCTGCGCGACCTGTGCTTGGCGCTCAACGCCAAGGACTATTTCGACATCGCCGAGCCGATCGTCAACGTGATCCGCGTCGACCTGCCGGCCAAGGCGCGCCGCCTGTATCGCGACATGGAACGGGAAATGTTTCTCGCGCTGGACAACGGGACGGAGATTGAAGCTTTCAACGCGGCCAGCAAAACGATCAAGTGCCTGCAGCTCGCCAACGGCGCCGTGTACACGGACGAGCAGTGCAGCCAGTGGACCGACACCCACGACGCCAAGCTCCAGGCGCTGGAAGAGATTATCGAAGAGGCGGCAGGTATGCCGGTGCTGGTGGCTTACCACTTCAAGAGCGATCTGGCACGGCTGCAGCGCGCATTCCCGCGGGGTAGGGCGCTGGACAAAGACCCGCAGACCATCCGCGACTGGAACGCGGGAAAGATTCCGGTGCTGTTCGCCCACCCGGCCAGTGCCGGCCACGGCCTGAACCTGCAGGACGGCGGCAACATCCTGGCATTCTTCGGTCACTGGTGGGATCTGGAGCAGTACCAGCAAATCATCGAGCGCATCGGCCCGACTCGCCAGGCGCAAGCCGGGCATGACAGGCCGGTGTTCATCTATCACATCGTCGCTGCCGACACCGTGGACGAGGTCGTCATGGCTCGTCGGGAATCGAAGCGCGAAGTGCAGGACTTACTTTTGGAAGCAATGAAACGGAAGGGAAGAACGTGAACGACGTGATCAACCTGACGGCCACGCCCAAGATACCGGACGTGCCTGACTTTATCGAAATCAGCAATGTGCGCCACGCCTTCCTGGACGACGCCATTGCCACGAAGGGCAAGGCCTTGGTCGTTGATGTGGCGGCGCTGTCCGATGAAGCGATTGAAAGCATCGGACGGATGTGGACAGATATGCTGCTGCAGAAGGCCGCCGAACGTCGGGAAAAAGTGAAGGGTGCGAAGCATGTTTCTGGATGAGGATGAAATTATCAGCCTGACCCAGAAGCGCCGCCATGATGCTCAGGCACGTGCGCTGCGCTTTCTGGGTATCGAACACCGTGCAAGGCCGGACGGTTCCTTGGCTGTGCTGCGCGCCCATGTTGAAAAGCAGCTCGGCGAAGGCGTAGTATCCAAGGCCAGAAAGAAAACCGAACCCCGTTTTGACCTGGTGACCTGATGCCCCCGAAACGCAAATCCGAGAACCGTGGCCTGCCGGCGCGCTGGGTGTACAAGCACAATGCCTATTACTACCTGCCGCCGGAATCGCAGCGCGCCCAGTGGGACGGCAAGGCGTGGTTCCGCCTGGGCGGCACGCTGCCGGAAGCGTATAAGGTTTGGGCCGAACGCGTCGCCGCGCCTGAGAAAATCAGAACTATCGGCGAGCTGTTTGACCGCTACGTGTTGGAGGTCGTCCCGGGTAAGGCGCCGAAGACGCAGACCGAAAACCACCGGCAGATCGCTGCCTTACGGAAAGCATTCAGCGATACCGCGCTGACCGACCTCGAGCCGCAGCACGTCTATAAATACGTGGATAGGCGCTCCGCCAAGACGGCCGCGAAGCGGGAAGTAGAAGTCCTGAGCCACGCCTTCACGAAGGCAGTGCAGTGGGGGCTGCTCAAAGCGCACCCGTTCAAGGGCGAGGTGCGGCTGGAAGGCGAAGCACCTCGCGATCGCTACGTCGAAGACTGGGAACTGATCGAAGCCATGTCGATGTCGTCGAAGCGGCGCAAGGGCAGCGTCGGCATGATCCAGGCATACCTACGCCTGAAGATGTTGACCGGCCTGCGCAAGGGCGACATCCTGCGGCTGACCATGGCGGACTGCCGGGAAGACGGGATCCATGTGCAGCCGTCCAAGACCCGCAAGTCCACCGGCAAGCGGTTGATCTATGAATGGTCGCCCGAGCTGCGCGTTGCGGTCGACGAGGTGGTGGCAATGCGGCCCGCTCTGTCACCGTACCTGTTCAGTAATAAGTTCGGCCGCCCACTGTTTGAAGAAGAGAAGGGCACCACCAAGGGATTCGACACCATCTGGCATTCCTTCATGGAGCGCCTGTTGAAGGAATCCAAGGTGGAGCAGCGCTTTACCGAGCACGATCTGCGCGCGAAAGTGGGCAGCGATGCCGAGAGTCTGGAGCGTGCGCGCCAGCTGCTGGCGCACTCGGATTCCCGCATGACAGAGCGGGTATATCGTCGGAAGCCTGAGCTGATCAAGCCGGCTGGAGGAAAGTAGTGTTCCTGACCGAAACGGAAATTGCGGCGATCACCGGCAAGACCCGGAAGGCGGCCCAGCGCAAGGCGCTGAGGGAACTGGGGTACAAGTTCCTTAGCCGGCCGGATGGATCGCCGGCGGTGATGCGTACCGCAAAGCCACGGCAGTTCGATGAGCAGGGCGCGGCGTTGCTCAGCGACGCCCAGGTTGCGAAGCGCGCCGCCTCGGTGGTGCGAACCAGGGCGGTCTATTTTCTGCTGCAGGGGTCGGCGGTGGTGTATGTCGGGCAGACGAATAACATCCACAAACGCATCGGCGAGCACCTGACGGATTCGTCCAAAACTTTCGATGCCTACCACTTCATCAAGGTGGCAGAATCGGAAGCCCAGATGGTCGAAGCGGCCTATATTCGCAAGCTCAGACCGAAGTTTAATGTTCAGTTAAACGTGAACAGCGACGTTGAGAACTGAGGTTTTTCAAATCGCCATTTAGACGCGATGGGGTTTGCTAGACAACGACGGGCCGCAAACCCGCATGGAATAAGGCGTTGCGGCTTACCCTATCTGGTTCAATCCCAGTACTGTCCACCAGAATTCAAGACGACATCTCACCGGAAGTTCCTTGCGGAGATGACTCAAACAAAGGCCTGCATTTGCAGGCCTTTTGCTT